CCTTCATATGCTTGATTTATTTTTTGTTGATGTGAATAGATAAGTTCATCAGAAACAAAATGTAAAATATATTGTTCATTATTTAAATTGGTATTTTTACGAAATGATTGTTTATATATTCTAAAAGCCTTCTTAAATTTTGCTACATTTAAATCTGGACTTTTTGAGATTTCTATAAGCAATACTTCTGATCCATCAAATACTAAATTATTTGATAAACCTAGTGAATCTGAAATTAATATATTGCCTGATATTACAGGAACAAATATAGAATCAAAAATATTAATTTCTTCATAAATATTTCTTATATCTATTATATCACTATTCTTAGTAACAATAGATAATTCTGTTACACTAAAATCTGTTGATTTCTTAAACATTATAGTGAAATAACTCTTTTAAATTCTGACATTATAGTTGGAATAAGTTCAGGCTTAACTAATTTTATTTTACTTTTACTTTCATTAATATCTTTTTCATATTCATAATATGTTTTCTTATTTCGTGTTATTGTTTCAGTAATAATATTATTATCACCCAACACAATAGATGGTTGTATTTCTGATGATGGAGTATTAGCATATACAAATTCATCTATTTTTATAGTTTGACTATATGAATCTCCTGTACTAACATTGGTATCAATTATTTTATAATATGAATGTACATTATTAACATTCATAGCCCATGATAAACCAGAGATAGATGTATTTGATGTATCTGCATAATTTGGAGATGAATATTTTTTATCAACAAATTCTATAAAATTATGATATGACAAAGGCCAGTCATATTGAACATCTAATATATTATTAAAAAGCAAAATAATCCAATGTTTTTCTACACTACCATATAATTTATATGCTAATATTTCAGGAGTATCTTCTTCTTTAACTTTATATTCATAAAAAACAAAAGGATTATTTTTAAATTTTTCTTGAAATATAAATCTAGAAATTATATTTGTACCTAAAATAATATTTTCATCATCAAAAGTATAATATGTTGATGGATAATGATAGAAAAAATCTGACATTTTTTATAATCCTAAGATTAAATTAAATCTTTATTAAAATCTTCTTTTGTTAAATATTTTGTTTCTTGGAATTCTAATTGTAGATTTATATGAACAGGCATACCAGTTTGTCCATATGATGGTTCTGATCTTCCGGGAACTTCATATGTTTTAAATCCACTTGGTGCATAATTCACATTAATTGATTTTAATACACAATCTTCAGTAATGGGAGGTATATTTGGATTTTCTTTTCCTGCATAATAAAACTTTATATCAAATTGTGATGGAGGTTCTAAAAAACTCTCTAAATTACCACCAAGTTTTCTTGGTGCTTGATGATATCTCAAACGTTCTATAATCCGTTGTACTTCTAATGCTTCTTTTTCACTTCTTGGATAAAAATCAAAAGTAAATGAAAATGATCTAAAATTTGGTCCTGTATATATTAGTTCCAACATAGGATTACTAACACCACCTAAAATTGCTAACATACCCAATTTTGTAGTATTTTCACCTACTGTAGCTTTACCAAGTTGTTCTGCTAATTTACCTCCTACAGACAGTGCAGCATTACCGGATGCTGCTTGTGCGCCCCTAAAAGCTGCTTTTATCGCATTTGCATTTGCTTCTGTTCTATTTTCTTTGAAAGCATTTACAGCAGATTGTAAACTTCCCATAATTTTACCACCAAGTTCTTTACCTATATCCGCAGATGCATAACCTTGTGAATGTTGAAACATTAATGTATCAGGCATATATAATGCAATTGCATCAGTAGTCAATTTAGTTGTAGCACCAGAAAAAATGGAACTACCTTTGATTTTTGTTATTGAATTATTTAATATCTGCGATGTTTCTGGTGAAATATCATTACCAAATGTAGCATTTGGTAGAACATTTACATAATTATTAATACCTGAATTATTTACAACATTATTTAATAGAGTACCACCAAAATTCTTTGCTATATTTTGCATAGAATCTTGCAAATTTACACCTTGTAGATTTATTCCAGTTCTATTCATACCAAATTTATTATTGACTTGTTCTACTCCTCTATAATTATCAATAGCTTTCCCCACGGATGTTCTTACTGCACCACCTAAACCAGCTTGAGTTCGTATATAAAAAATAACATAATGCCCATATTCAGCGTTTCCAACATTTAATGGATATCTAAATGTATTTCGTTCAAATTTATCACTAACTATGTTATCTAATGAATTTGTTGATTCTGTTTTTATTTCATTTATTTTTATTTGAGGCATATTATAATAAATATCCTTTTTTTTGATTGACTAAGTAATATTTATAATAGAAAAAACATATTTACATTAAAATGTCAATACCAAAACCATATAAAATTAAACTAAATAATCCTCAAAAATATAAAGGAGATCCCAATAATGTCTGGATCAGATCATCATGGGAATTAAGAGTTTTGAGGTGGATGGATTCAAATCCAGATGTACTATGGTTTTCTTCTGAGGAATTGGTAATACCATATTATTCTCCAATTGATGAAAGAATGCATAGATATTTTCCAGATTTTGTTATGAATGTTAGAAAAAAAGATGGTTCTACAATGATATATGTAATAGAAGTTAAACCAGAATATCAAACTAAATTACCAACTCAAAAACGTAAAACTAAAAGATATATTCAAGAATCTGCTACATACATCATAAATCAATGTAAATGGAAAGCAGCAGATATTTTCTGTCAAAAGAAAGGTTGGAAGTTTCAGATTCTTACTGAAAAGGATTTAGGAATCAAATAATCTTGAAAACCCTACACCCCTACTTATAACGGTTTTATGATAAAATATGGGTAATAATGAAGGATAATTAGGTAAATGTGTAATAAATATAGAATATGGCATATTTAATAGATAGGATAAATCAAGAATTAACAAAAACTGGTTATACCGAAAGGTCTAATAGAGCCAGAGATTGGTTACGTTCAAAAATAAAAGAGTTAAAACCTACGCCATCTACACTTTTACGAGATAAAGAACGACTTCGTAATACACAATTTATAGGTGGTATGTTTTTCTTTTATTATGATCCAAAAACTAAGGATACTTTGCCATATTATGATAGATTTCCATTGGTTATTCCAATAGAACGATATAAAGACGGTTTTTTAGGATTGAATTTACATTATATTTCTCCAAAGCAACGAATAATCCTTTTGGATAAATTAAGTATGTATAAAAATAACGATAAATATGATAATACGACTAAATTAAGATTATCATATGATTTATTGAGTAGAGCATCAAAAATATATGAAATGGCACCGTGTATTAAAAGATATCTAGCAAATCATGTAGAATCACGTTTTATTGAGATATCCGCTAATGAATGGGATATTGCTGCATTATTGCCTGTATCCAGATTTGAAAAAGCATCCGAATCAAAAGTTTGGTCAGATTCAAGGAAATTATACTAAATGCCACAATTTTCACCAAATACTCTTTTTTCACATATTAGTAATCAAGGTGGTTTAGCTAAACCATCAAGATTTCAAGTAATTTTACCTATTCCTTCATCATTAAATTCTTTTATAGGTAATTCAGTTATAGATAATTTATTAAATATACCAAATGCTTCGATTAATAATAATTCAAATAAAATATCAACATTAAGTAAAACTGCTTTTTCTCCACTTAATGATGGTTCTACATCAAAATTTTTATCATTACAATGTGAAACTGCTGAATTGCCTGGAAGAAATATACAAACAAATGATGTAAAAATTTATGGTCCAACATTTAAAATACCGACACAAACATCATTTGCAGATACCAGTTTAACATTTTTGTGTACTAATAAATTTTCTGAAAAAAGAATTTTTGAGCGTTGGATGGAATCTATTCATCCTTTGGATACTAACAATTTTAGATTTCCAAAAGGAGATACAACCCGATATTTAACAAATATACAAATTGAACAATATGATGATGCAGAGAATACAATATATTCTGTACAATTATTGGATGCATTTCCTATATCAATATCTCCACAGGCTTTGAATTGGGCTGAAGATGGTTTTCACCGATTGACAGTACAATTTGCGTACCACAAATATATACAACTTTAACATTTAATGAGGATATTATGAATTTACCTAAAATAGATATACCAACTTATGATTTGAAACTTGTTTCGTTAGATAAAAATGTTTGTTTTAGACCATTTTTGGTAAAAGAACAAAAGCTATTTTTTATGGCATCAGAATCAACAGATTCTAAAGAAATGATGTCAACAATTAAACAAGTATTAAAAAATTGTGTTCTTTCTAATATTGATATTGATAGTTTACCAATATTTGATTTGGAATATTTGTTTATTAATCTTAGAGCAAGATCAGTAAATGAAATCGTAGAATTAAAATATAAATGTAATAATATGATTAAAAATGAAAATGAAGAAGAACATAAATGTAATGTTGTTTCTGATTATAAGATAAATCTTTTGGATATTAAACCTAGTGTAAATGAAAAACATACAAATAAAATTTCTTTAAATGATAATTTGGGTATTTGTTTGAAATATCCCACATTTGAACTTATACAAAAATATGAAGGCAAAGAATCTGCTGATGTAATGATGGATATTATAACAGATTGTATTGATTATGTTTATGATAAAGAAAATGTTTACTATACCAAAGATTCTACACGTGAAGAAATAAAAGAATTTATAGATAATTTTCAACAAAAAGATTTAGAAAAAATACAAACTTTTTTTCAAACGTTACCCGAAATTAAAGAAGAAATAAATTTTAAATGTGGTAAATGTGGATATACCGAATTGATTACGGTAAAAGGTATAGAAAATTTTTTCGGCTAACTTTTCGTTATGATACATTAAGTAATTATTATCAGACTAATTTTGCGTTAATGCAACATCACAAATATAGTCTAACTGAACTTGAAAATATGATTCCTTGGGAAAGAACAATTTATATTGCTCTTTTGGTAGAGTATTTAAAACAAGAAAAAGAAAGAATAGAATTACAAAAACAAACAAGACAAAGATAGTAAATCGTGAAAAAGCCAATAAGTAATATCAAAAAAAGAAATCGACGCAAAAATAAAACCGGTAAAGGTGCACAAAGACCTTTATCGCATGATATTATTGAATCATTAGAATCTGGTGCTGGATTACGTGAAGCATTTAAAGATGCTTGGAATAAAAAATTATCTACAATAGAAAAAATTGCATCTGATTTATCTAATAAAGATACTCTTAAAAAAATATTAGTTGAAAAAATGTTTCCAGAAAATGATATATTTTCTGCTTATATCAGAGGTAAATTAATACCTAAAGATAAAGACAATATTTCACC